CGTCGCTGTTCCCGTGACATTTTTACGGAATAGCGGCATATTGACGTTTTTTAATATCCGCTCCTCTGCTTCTTTGATAAAAACCGATAAATTATTGTCAAACGTGGTTTCTGTTGTTTCACAGTAATCTTGAATAGCTGTTTTAAGTGTTGCGTAAGTAAAGCTCATGTAGTAACCACCGTTACAGTCCCAACTTGAGCCGCCGCTATAATGGGCACAAAGGGATGAATTTCTGGTATAGGAACCCCAACCGAAACAACCAAGGGCTCCACACGATCTGGTCTAGGGTTTAAGATTGCTTGGGGGTCCCCTACTTTAGGTAAAGGATATAGTTGGGGCTGCTTAGGCTCCCATTCATCCCAACCAACTAAGGCCCCGGTCCATTCTTTCTTCATACGATCCCGTTTGTAACGGAAACCAGACCGATCAGATATGCCGTAAGCGTTTTTTGCAGAAGCGAATTTCCCCATGCTTATACCCTGTGATAATCAAAAGTAGGCGAGATAAAAGACGATGCTCGATCCCGATCTTCTTCTATCGCTCTTTGCATCTCTTCTTCGTATATCGTCTTCAAAATTTGGATCATGGCTGGATTACGCTTCATGGCAAGGTAATATGCCAACCCCGCAGTTAAACAGGGATAAAAGCGAAAAGGCACTTCCATCGTATCCGTGTAACCGTCAGCATCGTCCATACGAACCAATCGATCAAACTTTACAATGTCAGAGCTGCTGTCTGGAACCGGCCATAGCTTTAACTCTGGGGTAATTTGACGATCTAAAAAGAACTGATTAGCCCGACTGCTTTGTGACTTGTTCGGAATAGCCAAATAATCACCTCGGCTTATGCGAGTAATTTGGTAGTCCGTACTATCTCTAGTCACCACTGCGGACAAAATATCGATAGTAGCTTGCACGTTGGTGAGATCTACCGCAGCAGACAACGTCGTAGTAGCTCCACTAGTTCCGCCTGTTAAAGTTTCTCCACTAGTAAACGTGCCGGAAGGCAGCGTAATAGCAAAAGAGGTACTGGAGGGTTTGCTTGTAATACTAGCGGTCGCTCCACTAGAACTCCCTGTAATGGTTTCCGCTACAGAAAAACTGCCAGAAGCGCCCACCGTCATGGTAAGCGTACCTCCGGGATAATTTCCTATACCGTCTGCCAAAGTGATAGAAGTTTGCTCTATAGTCCACTGATTAAGACCTCTGTTGGCCCAATCAGCTAAAAGAATATTTAAAGAACGACGTGCGGTTTTAAGATCATAACCCGTTCTAAGCTCTAACCCACAGCGTTCAAACGCCTCTTCTATATACTCAGCGACATCAAGTTCAAAATTTACTGAACCAGAAAGTGCCATAAGCTAAGCCCTACCCGCCTTTCTTGTCGTGCTTCTTAACCATGCCTCCACCGCGCATACCTTTAGCTTTGCCTTTAGAAACAGATCCTAGTTTAACAGGACTTTTCCCGGGGCTCGGGTATTTACCCATTGCATCCAGCTTGTGGAGATTTGTAAGTTTATCGTCCATATTCCAATTTCCTATAAAAAGATTCTCTTAACTTAAACGCCTGTTGAAGATCCGCGTCGTCATCAAAATACTTTTGATAATAGCCCAACGGCTTCAGCTTATCCGAAGCCTCCTGTAGCTTGCTCAACCTTTGAACAAAATACATAGCGTAACGAACATCACTAGCACTGTTAAAGGTGCCATCATCGATAGAGCTAACAACATCGTCATCAGGATGAAAGCCCATAAGCCATAAATCTTTTTGAATAAACATTCCTTCAGCTATGTTTTCATTCAAAGTATCCACGTTCTCATGGAACTCGTCGGCGTCTTCATAAGCTAAATCTACAACTACTACAACGTCATAAGCATCATCAAACTGAGACAGCACAATGTACAAAGGAAGTTTATCTTTAGCATTTTTAAAAACAACTTCTATACGTTCTGAGTCCCAGCAAGCTTTTGCATAAGGACAAGCAGGGAGATCCCCTATGTCTTTTTCCAAGGCATAGGCAGACCAAGCCCTTATTTCATCACAAATAAGTTTTTCTTGGCCTGTACGAAAGCGCAAAAGATTCATGTGTGTAACGTCCGTTTACGTCGGTTTGATAAAACCTTCCCACATCCTCTTGCAATTTTTCGTTTAGACTTTTCCCGGCTTTTGGCCTTATTACGCATGAAATGCTGTCATAGTAGTAAAGGTCGATTGCGTATACTGTATGTACGCACCCCCCGTAAACAACACGCCCTCTTCTGGAATAACTACATCCCGAGTGACGGTTGCACTAGCTACGGTGCCGATTTTCATCGTACTGGTTCCCGCAGGAGACGTGATTAAAAAATCAATAGTTCCCGCAGTACCGGAGTTAACAATATAAGCTCCCTTTAGCCTTGCTCTTCCTGCAAATATAACGTCTGCAGCAGAGTTATTAATTCCTGCCGAAACATTACCCGCTGGATCACCCACCGCTGCAATAGCCGTGACTGTTTTAAAGTATTTTGATCCCGTAGCGGTTCCCGCGTTTGCACCCGTGATCGATTCCGTTTGAGAATCCCCATTTACATCAGTTCCTGTGACTGTAAAAGAAATTCCAGAATCATCACCTGCGGACAAAATAGTAACTACTCGTCCTGAATCAAACGTGCAACTACCGCCCGAAGCTAAAGCACCGCCAATCGTTAAACTGGCGTCTTCACCTACCGCGGCAGCAGTTGAGATCCCATCGGCATCTAAGGCTTGCGTATCAGCCGTAATAAAAACAGCTTTAACATCTGATCCTGCCATGAATCACCTCCTTTATGCGTCAGCAAATGGAGTAACAACTGTGCCAGAAGCAAGGGCTATCCCTGTAACAACATATTTAGCACTAGCTGCTGCATAACATGTAACGGTTGTTCCTACAATGCCGCCTTTAGTGGAACCGTTCATTGTAATAACATCATTAGACGATCCAGACATAAAAGTTTTACCGGCTGCATCGCTTTTACCCAGATAAAGACCTCCAACGAACTTGTCTGTTCCGTCGGTTAAAATATCCATATCGGTAGCGGCAGTAATTACCAAAAAGGTAAAAGTTGCGCCTAAGTTATTTAACTGGTTAGGGTCTGTTGAATCTCCCGGAGTGGTAGTAACAATTGAAGGCAACGTAAACTTGCCGTCAGCGTCGTTACATAGCAATAGTTTTCCTGCATGAGCTGCAACGGTCAGAGTAGTATCAGCCGTTAAGCTAACCACACTGGTTGAACCAGCACTAATAAAACCACCAAGGGATCGGACTGGGCCAGAAAAGGTTGTCTGTGCCACTTTAGTACCTCCTTACGAAAGGATTTGCTCTAGAGTCTTCGTAAGTGTCTGCTGGGACAGTCGCTAGAGCTATTTATTCCCAGAATAAAAGCTAACTATACCGAAAAAACAAAGGGGCAACAATGTTGCCCCTTCGTACTTTCGTTACGCTCCGGGCGTACCAAAGACTCCACGCCAATCCGAAACCCCGAAAGAATATCTTTCACGGGCCTTGAATCGCATGTTACCGGTGTCAAAGTCACCTTCCATCGCAGTGCGAATGGGGGTTCTTTGGAACATCTTAAAGCCGTTAGGTGCATCCGTTTTAATGAAGTACGCATCGGTATCTGTCAAGAAGTGGTTAACAACCGCTCCATCAGGCAGCATACCCATAGACTTCACTGCGTTTATATCATTATCCCCTGTTCCGGGACGCAGATTAGAGTTTAGAACTCGCTCAGCAATAAACTGAAGTTCTTTAGGAATAAGCAATTTCATTCCACGAACCGCAATTTTTAAGCCGCGCTCGTCTGTAAACCCAGCAACATCAATAAGCATTTGCTCTAAAGACGTCTCATTCAAATCCGCCGCGGTAGACAGCAAGTTACGCTGGTTACCGGACAAAGATGGGTGAGATGAAGAGCATAATGCAACGCCATCACCAATAGCTGAAGCACCCGCCGTAAAGGCATTGTTCAGAATGGTAGCAGCTTTGATCTGCTTAGTTTGAGACATCGATCTAGCCAAAGCACGGGTATAACGTGCAGCTAGTCGGTCATAGAGATTATCTTCGATAGCTTCTTCAGTGATTGAAAATGCCAGAGCTACAGTCTCATGGGTATAACGAGCAGTATAAGTTTCCTGCGCGTCATCAAATGAGATACCACTGCCTTCTGATTTAACAGGAGCAGTTCCGAAGCCTGACAACATCACTTCCTCTTCAAATGCACGATCTGAAGATTCTTCTTCAAAGATTTCTCCGCTTTCGTTGTCATAACGATCATATTCCAGCCCGAACAAAGCATTAAGGCCGGGTTCAAGCTCTTTCGCCAGTTGGGCGCGAGTAATAGGCATGAATCTTCTCCTTTACCTTAAATGCCAGTCGTAGTGGCTGTTGTTTGAGAGTCAAACCTCGCGTTTGGCGAATTATAGTGTGCATTCAATCTAACAATCAGAGGAATACCCGCAGCCGAATAATCGCTATTAGCATCGTCATCAACGATACCTACGATTTTAAGACCAAGAGTAGCCGTAGTTGCAATTGAAGACACGCTCAACGCCGAAGTTGAGTGACCAGTGTCTGTGGAACCAGATCGAGCTGACGTTCCTAATGTAGCATTCGCAAAAATTGCCGTTAGAGCAGTAGCTCTACTGGTAATGGTTGCGTCTGTCGCAACTTGATAAAGCTGCATAGGATTATCGGCTACGAAAGCTTTGACAGGATGATTCGTGTCAATACTTGCGTTGTTAGATCCGGGCCAATAGTTTTTCCATACGGTTCGTTTAAGAGCAGAGTCAACATATTCAACTCCCATCAAAACGCCTAATGCTGCGGTAGTTCCGCCCGCTGTATCAGCCGCTTGATCAATAACACCACCCGCTAGAGGTACAACAATTTCACAATTGTAAATTGCATTAGTGTTATCACCAGCTATCTCATATTGAGTTAGCCCAGTTGAATTAACTGCGCTGCCCACAAGTCCTATCGGACGTAAACCGTAAGCGGTTGCTTGATTTGCCATAAAGTTACCTTACCTTACTTACGTGGACCACCAAAAGTTACACGTGATTGACGATCAGGTTTGTCAATCACCATTGTTGAGTGCGCGTTTTCTCGCATCATATCCGAATCAAGGGATTCCAATTGATCAGCGTGACGATCTCTAAAATAATCAGTCCGCTCTTCAACCGTTTCCAGCGGTATTCTTGCAAGAAGCAGCCCGCCTACTCCAAACACACCCTCGTATCTACCGGAGTCCATAACTGGAGCTTCAAAATCAGGGTATTCATCTTTTCGGACTAATTCATAGCCCTCTCGAAGTCTTCCAGAAATATTGGTCCTGTCGTCCCAACCACGTACTTCTGCTCGAATCCATCGATGTTTAAACCCTTCCGGTGCTTCAGGGGCGTCTAATTTAGACGGTGGTTGCCACGGCTTACGCCTTTCCGTAGCTGACCTATTTGATTTTGCGCGAGAAGTCTTTTTAATCGCCGCCATTTCTTCATTTGAAACATCTGACATATATTACTCCTTCACGTATCTAGCGTATTCTTCGAGTGGCACTCCCAGTCGTTTGGCAATCGTAACTTGGCTCGGGGAGAGTCGAACCTTCTTGCCGCGCCCAGATGAGCTAGAACGAGAGACACTGGCGACTGTCTGGGCGTTACGTCGCGGTGCTGTTGTAGTAGATTCCCCTTCATTAAATTTATGAGGAAACTCCTCTCTCATTCTTGAATCTAGTTCATCATAGTAGTCATCGCTCTTCGGGTCAAACCCTTCTTCTTCTACCATTTTCTTATGTAAGCCAAAAGCTGCGAACGTCATTGTGTAATCGTCCCCAAACCAAGCGTTATTTTCTGCCCAAGCTTCTGCTTTAGGGTCAGGCTCCTGCGAAGGGGCTGGTTGAGCCATTTGCGGAGGAGGAGGTTGAGCTACATTAGGCGCAGTCGGCGGAGCTGCAATAGAAGCCTGCTGTCTTTCCCGCTGAGCTTTCGCTTGTTGATGACGATCTGCAGCAACCGCCAATTGAGATATTTTTGTCTGAGCCGCAACAGAAGCGTCCGCATCACCCATTTCCATAGCTTTTTTAAGCTCTTCTTGGGCTTGATGCTGTTCCGCCATAACTCGATTACCATATTCATCAATATAGTTTTTATCGAGGTTGTTCATACGGCTTTTCAGGTTCTCACTTTCCTGCTGAACGGCTTGAGCATAGCGAAAGGCTTCTTCTTTTTCCCTTTCCGCTTCTTTAGCTCGTTTAGTGAGCTGATTAATTCGTTTTTGAACCTTTTTGCTTTGCTGAGAAACCTCGTCCTCTTCTACTGCAGTTTCTACTACAGTTTCCGAGGATGCGTCCTGTTCTTCAGGAGCTTCCTCCGGGACTACAACTTCTTGCGGTTCTTCATCAAAATCTAAACTTACTTGACCGTCATCGGCCTCATGCGCGGTTTTTGCCATAGATCTCGTCCTTAGTTGTGGAAAATATCGTTTGGATCTTTAATAACAGCTAACACTTCATCATCGTTTAAAATCCGAACCTCACTGCCAAAAGAAGCTTTAGTCTCTTCATTTAAACGAAAACGAGAACCGGCATAACGAGCAAAGATGATCCATTCTTTTTCAGCACACCAAGGTTCTCCCGGAAACTTCTCCTTATCTTTATAAGCAAGCGGTCCCAGTCTTAAAACGTAGCCTACATTAGTTTGTATTGCCGAATCATCCACAGCTTTATCGGGAAGATAAATTCCACCAGTTGTTTTATTTGGTGGCCTAAAAGGTAAAATTAGAAGACGCCAACCGGTAGGTTGGGGAAGTCTATCTATTGCAGATGAATCAATAAGGGAAGGGTCTAACACGCGGTCTTCTGGGGCAACATAGCAGTCGTCCAAAATACCGGATTTTTCTTCTGAAGCTTCAGCCATCTATTAATTCCTGATTTTCTAGCATTCTTGAGATTTCTCCCAAAACATATTCTAAGGCGCGTAGCTCCCCCATGCACTCTCGGTATTGTTCCATATTTTTAACAGAACCTCCGATTAAAACGTCATTTATTTGAGATTGTCTCTCACGAATGACCTTTTGCGTGTACTGAACTACATCGATTTCACTCATACGGGCAGATCTTACATCATCGAATAGAATCTTACCACATCTTATATCTAATTAAGCGTATTCCCCCGTTCGTATCATTTCAGTGACTTCTGCCGCACGATTTCCTACTTGTTCACTCCACCTGCTGTCCATGAACTCATCAGCAGCTCGATCAAAATCCTCAGAAGACATGGCATCAAGGGCCTTTTTAAAGCCCCTCAATCTGGTCTGACCAAGATTAAAGGATATATCTATCATAGCCTCCTGACGCGCAGCATTAAGCGCACCAAACCAGTAATATTCGTCGTTTAGTTCTTCTCTTACACGTTTAATATCATTGTCCAACAAATAATCGACTTCATCATCAGAAAGACCTAACCCAGAGTCAGCGATATTTCTGCCCACGCCAATTGTTTCGTAGCCTTCGCTACACATATAAACGAAGTTTCGTACACCTTCGTGCCTTCTTAACATTTCTCTTAATTGTTCACTCATTAGCTTCCTCTTTGTCCAATTCTCGATAGTATTTTAAGATATTCAGGGATTGCCTCAAATATCTTTTTACTTCGGCCATATTGGTAGAAAGGTTCTCATATCCCTTGGTAGTTAGGGCATACCAGACATTAGTCGGAGCATTCCCGTCGTTTAAGTCATCTAAATACTCTTGCATCAGTTCTGGGTTCAACACCGTCCATTCAACCGGAACTGCACTAATATTACTAGGTAAAGGAGGATGATACATGGGAGCTTTTTTAACAACGGTCACGACTTCCACAGGCTTAACTTCGGGGATATCCCGCTTCGACCCAAGCATTGAACAACCGCTAACCAGCAGAAGTAGTAATAACAGGCTTAGTTTCATTAAATTGATCCGGGTCAGTAAGGGTTTCAAGCTCACTCAATACTTCCTTAGTACCTTTGTTGATAATTTTCTCGATTAACTTTGGCTTCCTCAAAGACAGCACATTGAGATCGTGCTTGGCGAACTTTTTTCTGATGTTCTCAACCTCGATCTGAGCCTGAGTATTTTCATCATTAAGTCTTTCTATCTGGGCAACCATAAGTTCTTGATTCTCAATGGTCTGTTGAAGATTCTCATTCTGCTGCTGGATAGTGCTCTCAAGCGTCTTTTGATTCTGTATTGAACGCTCTAACTGCAAATGAAATGATTTAATCTCGGCCTCAGTCTTGTCGTAATACATTTTGAAAGCACCAGCCAAAACCAATAAAGCCAGCCCCAACCCTGCACTTAACTTAAATCCCATACCTTCTCCTACGGTCTAAACGCAAAAATCACTAGGGTTATCACAATGGCCGCAATCATTAGTCCAATTATCCCTACTGTAGAATACAGAAACAAGTCCTGTAAAAATTGCTTTCGAGCCTTCTTTTTTGCAATGATCGCTTTAACATTCGCTGCGTGTCTTTCCCTCGATTCCTTTAAAGCATTTTGATAGTTTTGCCAGAATTTCTCCCCTTCGACCGACATATGGCAAAGTAATCTCAATTCCTCGTTATACCTGTCAATACTTTGTTTGGCCCAAGCAAGTTTCATCGCCTCTTGCGGAGTCAGGGGCTGGCTGATACTTTCGCGCTTCTCGATTTCCAGCTTGTTCATCCCGTCTTGAATGCCAGTCATGCGATCCAAAACAGAATTGACGTTCCCGCCGGTTTCTTTGACTTGAGAGATCAGACCGTTCAAAGCTGATAACGCTGCCGTAACCGCTGCGACAGTTTCAAAGATCATGTTATAGCCTTACGGTTTACGCGACATGTACGCTGTCGCGCCAAAATACAGGCCGATGATGCTGGCTTGGCTAAGAAAAAGCATATCACTAAGCGACGCAAGGGTTTCCAGTCTGGAATCTGGAACATAAGGCATTAAAGGAAGTAAGGAATAAGCGACCATAGAGCCCATCGCTACCCAAGCAATCCTTCTTTGAGAATCCTGCTTTTCTTCTCTAAGATCCAGTTCAATCATTTGGGTAGCGCGTTCAAGCTCCTCGTCACTAACCGTACCATCGTTATCGATGTCGTACTTAGCCCAGACTGAATCTTGCTGTAATTTTTTAGTCATTGTCTTTTAGCCTTTGTTGACGATAAAACTCCATGTATTCTTCCCATCGAGCAAATCGTTTTTCTTCGTGAATATAAAATAAACCGCTGTATACACTCATAATTAATCCCAAAACTTTTGGTTAGCTGCGGCCATCACCGGCTGGCAATAGGCTGTGATTTTTTGTTGCTTGATACCGCCTTGGCAGCGAGCGTCTCGGCAGTTATGTTCGATCCAGTAAGCAAATTGCTGACAACGGTGGATATCACGAAAAAGCATAGATTCAGCCCCATCGACAACATTACCATCGATGATCGTAATCAACATGAACGCCAAAATCCTCACGCATTACCGTGATTTTTTACGTCTGCTTTTCCCTGCTTTATTTAAAGCTATGGCGATAGCTTGATTTTTAGGACGGCCTTCGTTCCGCAAAGTTTTAATATTTTTGCTAACGGCCTTTGGACTAGAACCTCGCTTTAACGGCATGGTTAGCAGCTCATATAGCGGCCACCCCTTTCTGCTGCGCCCATTCCTCGCTTTTTACCACGAAAAATCTTGGGTTCACTAACATTGGGGGTTTTCT